GATAAGTTGGGGATAGGAAAGAAACATCGTAAGATTGTGGATGGAGATAAAATTAAATTTGTACATTTAAAATCACCTAACCCATTGGGTGGTGTTGCGGGACAAGACCAAGTGGTTGCGTTTCCAAATACTTTGCCAAAAGAGTTTGAGTTAGATAGGTTTATAGATTACGACCACCAATTTGAAAAGGCATTCTTGCAACCATTGAAGACTATTCTAGAAAAGATTGATTGGAACTGGGAAGAAGTTTCATCACTAGAAGGATTTTTTGTATGAGTGAATATTGGTCCCCTCGTAAGTGGGAAAAAGAAAATGAAAAGGTCAATGGGAAAAAGAAGAGGAAACCAAGAACAAACAAAAAGAAGTTTGATTCTCAGGTAAAAAAGGTTATGGAAAAAAGAAATATCGGAAAAGAAATGGCAATCAAAGTTGTGGAAGGTTGGTGGGAAGGTAACAGATATAATGGTCCAGAACCTCAATTACCCGAAAAATTCAGGAAGATAAAAGAGAAAAGAGAATTGATTCGGGATGAGAATGCTAAAAAAAGAAGAGAGAAATTTATAAAAAGAAGAGGTTATTAAGAATGAGAGATGACGAATAAACTGAACAAACACGACTGCGAGATGCAATTTTGTAAATTCTCGGATATACGACACATCTTTGAAGACTTTCATTACAGGAAAGGACACATGGGTGGTGGTATCAGTGTATGTTTTGCAATGCTTATCAATGACAAATTAGTAGGTGGCAGTGTTATTGGAAAACCACGACACGAAAGTAAATACAAAAATTGTATAGACATCAGAAGAATGGCGTGTTTGGATGAATCACCATATAATAGTGAGAGTTGGTTTTTGGGAAGTATAATAAAATATCTTTTGGCAAATACAGACTATGATAGTGTTTTATCTTATTCTGATTTAACTGTTGGTCATATCGGCACGATATACAAAGCAACTAACTTTATTGAGAGTGGTAGAACATCCCCGACTAAATATATTGAATGGAAAGGTAAAACATATCATATGCGGTCGTTGACAATCGACAGACCATACTCCTATGAAATGAGAAAAGCCGTCAAGGATGGAACAGCACTTATAAAAACTGGAAAACCAAAAATTATATGGCTATATGACTTGTCGAAAAGAAGAAGAAAAAGACAAAACAAAATATCTTTGAAGACATATGGCGTATCGTCACTGGAGGAACATTTCCAATGAAAGACATATCTAGAAAATCCATAAAATTAATTCTAGATATAATGGAATCAGAATTAAAAAGGAACAGAAAATATCTGAAAAAATGTCAATCAGATAAGAATTGTAATTTAGAAACTTATGAAAATATAGTTGATAAATGTAAAGAGTTAGAGTATACTATAAAAGAAATTAAGGAGTTATTATGATTACAGGAACATATATTGCAGATACGATTGAACGAGCATTTGATGGTTTGGATTTGATGCTAGGAGTTTCAAGAAGGGCCAGAGAAGAGGATGGAACATTTAAAGCAGATGACCGTTCTACACCACATGTAAATGAAGCATGGGAGTCTGGTAAAAGTCCAAAGAAAAAGAGTACAAGGAAACCAAAAAGTAAAAAGGTAAAGAACAATGAGTGATTTCCTAAAAGATATCATTAAAAGTTCAGGTAATGAATATGCAGGTGTTGCATCAGAAGGAATTGATGGAAGTGATGTAACAGGATTCATTGATACAGGTTCTTATGCATTCAATGCTCTGTTGTCTGGTTCACTTTATGGTGGCATTCCCAATAATAAAATAATGGCACTTGCAGGTGAATCAGCAACAGGCAAAACTTACTTTGCATTGGGAATGGCAAAGAAATTTCTTGACGATAATCCTGATGGTGTTATTCTTTACTTTGATACAGAGCAAGCAGTAACATCCGATATGATTGCAGAACGAGGAATGGACCCTTCAAGGGTTGCTGTGTTCCCTGTTGCTACTGTCGAAAATTTCAGACATCAGGCAATTAGTATTGTTGACAAGTATATTGAAACTAAAGATACTAAACCAGTGTTTGTTGTTCTTGATTCTCTTGGTATGCTTTCTACTGAAAAGGAAATGGCAGATACCGCAGAAGGTAAGACAACAAGAGATATGACAAGGGCACAAGTTATTAAAGCAACATTTCGTGTGCTAACATTGAAACTTGGAAAAGCAGGCATTCCGTTGATTATGACTAATCACACATATTCAGTAGTTGGTGCATATGTTCCGATGAAAGAGATGGGTGGTGGTACTGGTTTGAAGTATGCCGCATCTACAATTGTTTATCTTTCAAAGAAGAAAGACAAGGACGGAACAGATATCATCGGAAATATTATCAGGTGTAAATTATTCAAGGGAAGATTTACTAAAGAGAACAAAGAAGTTCAAGTTCAATTGAATTATGATACTGGACTGAATCCTTATTATGGTTTAGTGCCTATTGCAGTAAAGTATGGAGTATTTAAGAAAGTATCTACTCGTATTGAGTTGCCAAATGGCAAAACTGCATTTGAGAAATCAATCAACAACGAACCAGAAAAATATTTCACTGAAGATGTTATGAAACAACTTGAAGATGCAGTTGCAAAAGAGTTCAAGTATGGCAGTTCAGAAATTGAAGAAACTATTGAATTGGAGAATGAAAATGGCAAATAATGTAAATAATTTTATCACAATTGAATGCAATGACGAAGCAAGAGAAGAAATGAAACGAATCGTAGAAGCAATCAATAATAGTGAGCATCGTAATTTGGAAGTTGCTGATGTATTATGGGATGGTGAGTTTGAAAACCATGTCACTTGGACAACAGAAAATCTTGGTGCAAAGTGGTGTACTGTAGAAGAGGCATATGAAGACCATTTAATGCTCACTTCCGCATGGTATTCTGTTCATGGAGTTCAGGATAAACTCTATGAAAAGTTAAAGAGGTTTGATGAAAATGTTCTTGTTAAGATGACATATGAAGATGAATGTCCAGAATTTATTGGTATTCGCATTAGGTACTTGGATGAGATTATTGATTACGAAGATGATGAAGATTTGGTAGATTATCTTCAAGAGGCTGCCGATGAAGAAGGTGAAGAAAGTTGGGGTTGTGCATGGAACGACCGAAGGGAAGAAATCTATGACCGACTTGAAGAAGATGCGATGGAAGAAGTTAATTGGTATAAAGAAAAAAGAGGAATCAGACAGTGAGTAGTTATAAATTTGATGATACGGACCCAACAATTCAACCTGTTCCTGTAATTCTTACAGAAGGTAAGTATGAAGGTGTAAAAATTCAATACGGTCGCATTGCATTTGATGAGAAAGATGATGAACTTGAATTGAAATTTGATTATCGGTTGTGCGAAAATCCAAATGACATTGAAGAAGACCAAGAGTTTATTAATGAACTTGGCCAAGTGTTGGTGAAAGTATTAGAAAGTGAAATGGAAGAACTGGGTGAAGATTTTTTAAGGGAAACCGAAACAGAAGATGAAGACAGTTGAAACGGTTATACTCCAAAACCTAATTTATAATGAAGAATTCGCACGGAAGGTTGTTCCATTCTTAAAGGACGAGTACTTTCATTCTAAAACAGAACGATTGCTCTTTGGTATCATTCGTAATTTTATTATAAAGTTTAATAATCTACCCACCAAAGAAGCATTGAGTATCGAATTAGATAAGAATTCAACTCTTAACGAAGAAGAATACAAGAATGCATCTGCTCTTATTGATTCTTTTATTTCTAATGATGCAAATATAGATTGGTTAATATCTGAAACAGAAAAGTTCTGCAAAGACAAAGCAGTATATAATGCCATTATGGAATCTATTCATATCATAGATGGGAAATCAAAAGATAAAACTGATACTGCTATCCCACACATATTGTCGGATGCACTGGCAGTTTCTTTTGATACCCACATCGGCCACGATTACATCGAAGATGCAGATGACAGATATAAATTTTATCATCAAAAAGAAAAAAGAGTTCCGTTTGACTTGGAATTCTTAAATGATATTACTGCGGGTGGAACACCAAGTAAAACATTAAACATTGTAATGGCGGGAACAGGTGTTGGTAAGTCTGCATTCCTTTGTCATCATGCCGCAAATTGTTTGACACAAAATTTGAATGTCTTGTACATCACTTGCGAAATGGCAGAGGAAAGAATTGCAGAACGAATTGATGCAAACCTTATGGATATGACAATGGATGATTTGAAAGAACTTCCAAAGCAAATGTATGATAAGAAAATGACTACCATTTCTTCTAAGATGACAGGTAAGTTAATCATTAAAGAATATCCTACTGCATCTGCTAATGCAAATCACTTTCGTTCATTGATTGATGAATTGCAAATGAAGAAGAAATTCAAAGCGGATATTATATTCATCGACTATCTAAACATCTGTGCATCCTCTCGCATTAAAGGTGGCTCAAACATAAACACATATCAAATGATAAAGTCTATTGCAGAAGAACTTCGTGGACTTGCAGTAGAAAAGGATGTTCCAATTTGGTCAGCAACACAAGTAAATCGAAGTGGTTTTTCCAATTCAGATTTTGGTTTGGA